CGATCTGGACCATTTGACGCTGGTCGTTCGCAAAACGCCGGTGTACTCTGCGACCTCGGTCGAGGTTCGTGCAGACACACAGGTCGAGATTGAAACGCGCACGATTGAAACACCGCTGCAGGTCGAGCAGATCACCCCGAAATATGACAACACCGCCTATCACAAGCGCGTGCAGGCGGTAACGAGAAAGGAAGGAACCTAAATGACTAATCTGAAAGCCCTGATGGAGCGCCGCGAGGAGCTTCGTCAGAACATGGAAACCCTTGTCAACACGGCGGATACCGAGTGCCGTGCCATGACCGAGGAGGAAACCGCACAGTTTGATGCGGCAGAGAGCGAGATTCGCGCCATTGATGCAACCATCGAGCGCGAGGAGCGTACTCGTGGCGTATCCAATCTGCCTGCACCGACGGATGCCGAGGAACGTGCTGCCGCAGAGGAGAGCGCATTTGTCGATTATGTCATGGGCCGTGTATCCGAGCTGCGTGCCGGTGAACAGAACCTGACCATGGCAAACAACGGCGCGATCATTCCGACCAGCATTGCGGACCGCATCGTAACTGCCGTGCGCGACCGCTGCCCGATTCTGTCCGGCGCGACTATCTACCGTGTGAACGGTACTCTCAAGGTGCCGGTATGGGGTAAGGCCAACACCACGCATGACATCGCCGTTGGCTACCAGACCGAATTTACCGAGCTGACCGCTGATTCCGGTAAGTTTACCTCGGTCGATCTGAGTGGCTATCTGGCCGGTGCGCTGACCCTGATCGGCAACAGCGTTGAGAACAACAGCGTGTTCAATGTC